CAAGGCGTTTGGATGGACAAAGGTAAAATTTACGATGAGCCAGTTGCTATCTATGAAATTGCGCACTGGGGTGCTGAATATAAAATAAAGCAATTCATGGAACTGGTGCACGAATATGGAGCAAGGGCAAACCAATTAGCGGTTTACTGTGTAATTGATAAACATGCTACTATTATTGACATTGTAAAACCTTTTAACAGTCGACCAAGTCCAAGCAGACCAAACACAAAATAAGCAACACTGACGAGGCCTAAACATGGCCGAAACTAGGCACGCTACAGGTGTGCTTAGTCTGTTGCATGGCTAAAGGAGCGGAGCAAAAATCAACTTACTAAGGAGCGGAGCAAAAATTATGGACATCTCATTATCTTATTTACCATTAGATATTAAAATTGCAATTTTCTTAACGAGCGTTGTAATACTTGTTGCATTATACGTTTACGACCAACATTAACAAAGGAGTATAAAAAATGAAGTGGAAGAAAAAATACCAAATTATAAGATTTCTACAAAGGTCTTATAGTGTTAAAGAGTATGACGAACTTACGCCAAACCAAGTGGCACACAGAGCCACTACTTTGATTGAGCGTATTTTAGAGAGTAAAGAACCTCACCCAGCTATGACTTTAGAAAAGGAACTAAACACTTATTTTAGAAGTGACGACTAAAGTACCCGTAATAGATAGCAAAACATTAACCCACTAAATATGAAGGAGTTATAATCATGGCTAAATTAATTGAAAGCATGCCTACTTATAAAGATGAGTTGGCACATGAAAAGGAGATGGCTGCGCTTGGTAAGAATAGAACCAACAAGCGTTTACAGTCACACGTAGAACGAGAAGAAGAAAGTGTTACCAGTTATGGTAAAGTAATGGTGGCTAACACCATACGACCTTTAGCAATGGCTATTGGTGAATGGCTTCAGGAAGCATCTAAGAAAACGATTGGTAAACCACCAATTGCTTTTGTTAAAATGTGTGAAGTTGAGCCAGAGATACTTGCTTTAATTACAGGCAAGCATATTATCAATACGATAACACAATACAAACCTTTAACGGCTACCTGTATATCCCTTGGCGGTAAAGTTGAGACTGAGATATCACTTAGAAACTTTAAAACTTTAAACCCTGAGTTATACGACACAGTTAAAAAAGATTTAGACAAAAGGTCTTTCAATTACACATACAAAAGAAGAAAACTAAAAGAGACCGCAAAACGAGGTGAAGTGGCTGCTTGGGAAGAATGGGAGACACCAACTAAGTTACACGTAGGTCTTAGATTAGTTGAACTGATGTGTTATGCTACTGGTATGATTGAAATTGGTACAGAAACCATTAATCATAAAAAAGCTAAAATAATCAAACAAACAGAAAAAACTAGAGAATGGATTAAAAACAGAAATGGTTTTAATGAACTCTTAAACCCAGAATACTTACCAACTGTTATGCCACCTAAAATGTGGTCAACTGTTGTTGGTGGGGGTTACTGGACAAAAGAAATGCCTGAGTTAGATTTGGTGAAACAAAAAAACAAGTTGTTTAAAAAAGAACTTGAGAATTTTGATATGCCAAAAGTGTATAACGCTGTTAACTTGATGCAGAATACGCCTTTTAAAGTTAATAAGTTTGTACTCAAAGTAATGCAGGATGCATGGGACAAAGGTCTTGACGTTGGTGGAATGCCATCAATTCAAAACATTGAGATACCTAACAAACCGCATGACATTGATACGAACCCTGACACTAGGCGTGTGTGGAAGAAGCAGGCCGTTATAGCTCACACAGAGAATGCTAGAAGATTTTCTAAGCGTTTGCTGTATGCTAAAATTATGTGGCTTGGTGATAAGTTTAAAGATTACGCAACATTATACTTTCCGCTGCAATTAGATTTCAGAGGCAGAGCTTATTGTGTGCCAGCGTTTTTAAATTATCAAAGCATATCAGGTGCTAAGGCTTTATTGTCTTTTACTAATGGTGCGCCTATTACTAAAGAAAACAAAGGTATCTTTTGGTTAGCTGTACACGGTGCAAACATGTATGGTGAAGACAAAGTTGCTTTATCAGACAGAGAACAGTGGGTATTAGATAATGAACACTGGATTTTAGAATGTGCTAATGACCCGTTGACTAATAGAAGATGGGAAAACGCTTCTAATGCATTTCAATTTCTGGCATTTTGTGATGAATGGCGTAAGTTTAAAGAACATGGCGAGGGCTTTATATCTCACATACCAGTGAGTGTTGATGGTTCTTGTAATGGACTTCAAGTTTATTCGTTAATGCTTAAAGATGCAAAAGCAGGTAAGCTTGTTAACTTAACACCAACAGACAAACCACAAGATATTTATCAACTTGTGGCTGATGCTGTTATTGAAAAGTTAAAATTAGATGTGAAAGAAAACAAACCTTTTGCACAGCTGTGGCTTGACTACGGCATTAAACGCTCAACGACTAAGCGTAGTATTATGACTATTTGTTACGGTTCAACTAGATACTCATGTACTGATTTTGTTGTTGAGGATTTAACTAAGAGAAAAGACAAAGGAGAAAACCATCCGTTCTTGGATGACGTTTTTAAGCCTGCTAGCTATTTGGCTAGTGTTATCTGGGATAGTATTGGAGATAATTTAAAATCAGCGAGAGTTGGTATGAATTATTTACAGACTATTGCGAGAGTAGTGGCTAAAGAACAGTTACCTGTTCACTGGGTTACACCAGTTGGTTTTCCTGTATATCAATCTTATCCTGAGATGAAATCTAAAAGGGTTAAGGCTATGTTAATGGGTCAAGTTATTAAACCCAGAATTAACACCGAGACTGATAAGACAGACAAACTAAGAATGGGAAACGGCGTAGCACCTAATTTAGTGCACAGCGTTGACAGTGCTGCCATGATGGAGACTGTTAACATTGCTTACAAAAAAGGAATTACTAATTTTTGTAACGTGCATGATAGTTTTGGTACTACAGCAGGAGATGTTGAAACGCTTAATCAATCTTTGAGAGAAGCGTTTGTTACAATGTTTACGGAAAATGATATTCTATTAAATTTTAGAAATGATGTTCTTAAACAATTACATCCTAGCCTGCACTCTAAATTACCTGATGTCCCTGAAAAAGGTGATTTAGATATTAAACAACTCAGGGAAAGTGTGTTCTTTTTTGCGTAAGCAATTAAGTACCCATAGTAGATAGGAGTATACATGGCAAAAAGTAACTATGTTAAAATTGTTAGTGAAGAAGGCGTTAGTAAATACGCTTGGCTCACTACGCCTGACACTAAGTTTGATAAAGATGGACATTACAAAGTCAATCTTGCAGTTAGTGCAGATAAGGCTCAGCCATTAGTCACGTTGATTGATGCTGAGATGCAAAAGAGTATGGAGATAGCTAAGGAGAAAAGCAAGAAACCTGTAAAAATGGCTAATGCACCTTACGTTACTGAAACTGATGAAGAAGGTAAAGAAACTGGAAACATTGAGTTTAAGTTTAAACGTAAAGCACAAATCATTACTTCAGATGGAAAAGTAGTTCCATTTAAAGTTGCTATCTTTGATAGTTCTGGAAAACCAATGGTTGATACCAATGTGTGGTCTGGAAGTAAAATGAAAGTAAGTGCTGAGCTTGTTCCTTGGAATACAGCTATGGCAGGTGCAGGTGTATCACTAAGATTGCGAGCTGTGCAAATAACAGAGCTTGTTGAAGGTGGTGCAGACAATGCAAAAGGCTACGGCTTTGACAAAGTAGAAGGTGGTTTTACATCACCAGAAAAGGCAGTAGAAGAAAATGTACCTAGCAATGAGACGGAAAACGAAACTGACTTCTAAGCAAGTTGGTTTAGTGCATGGGTTCAGGTCTGGATTGGAAGATGCAATTGCAGCTGAACTCAAAACAAAAAGTGTTAAGTATGAATACGAGAAGACTAAGTTAAATTACACTAAGCCTTCAAAGGTTCATACTTACACACCTGATTTTTATTTAATTGACAAAGATATTTATATTGAAACAAAAGGTTACTTTACAACTCAAGACCGTCAAAAGATGCGTCTTATTAAAGAACAACACCCAAAATTAGATATTAGATTTATCTTTAGCAATTCAAAAACTAGAATTAGTAAAAAATCAAAAACAACATATGGGATGTGGTGTGAGAAATACGGTTTTACGTATGCTGACAAACACGTTCCAAAGGATTGGTTATGAGCAATATAAGAAAAGAAACTAAATATATCGTAATTCATTCTTCCGAAACAAAACCAAGTGAAAACTTGGATGTAACAGATTTAGATACACAGCACAGAAAAGACGGATTGTTTTCTTGTGCGTTTCACAAAGTTATAACTAGAGACGGGGCAGTGCAAGATGGTAGAGATATTCAAATTGCAGGAGCTCACGTTGATAATAATATAACTTTATCTAATAAAAATTCTATTGGAGTTTGTCTCATAGGCGGACAAGCACTCAATGGACAGCCTGATTGTAACTATACCTTTAAACAGTATGATAGTCTCGTTAAACTTATTACTGAACTAAAGACGGAATACAATCAAGTTGAAATTGTTGGTCACAGAGATGTGACTGGCTCTTTATCTCCACACTTCGATGTTAAAGAATTGTTGAGATAGTTTGTTTGTGCTTACTGGGTAGAAATACCCAGTGAGTTTTAACCCATAACCAGAGGATTACAATGTTTGAAATAATATTTGTTTTAGTAATATTTAACTTAGTATTAATAAATCATGGATAGTGCTAGTGAGTTTTTATACCACACGCCATGCGATGAGTGTGGCTCAAGCGATGCAAATTCTTTGTATTCGGATGGTCACACTTTTTGTTTTTCATGTAACACAATTAAAAAAGGACTTGACGATATGCAACCAATACAAAAAGAAGTTAGTAAAGATTTTATCACAGGTAATATCGCAGAGTTATCAAAAAGAAAAATAGATTTAAACACAGTACAAAAATTTAATTATCAAACTGGTAGTTACTTTGGCAGACCTTGCCAGATAGCAAATTACTACGACAAAGATAAAACTTTAGTCGCACAAAAATTAAGATTTCCAGATAAAACATTTCAGTGGTTGGGCAATGCAAAAGCATCAGGATTGTTTGGACAGCATTTATGGCGTGACAAAGGTAAAATGATTGTTATTACAGAAGGTGAAATAGATGCCTTAACAGTTAGTAAATTAAATTCAAATAAATTTCCTACAGTAAGTATTAAGACAGGTGCAGCAGGAGCTAAAAAAGATATTCAAAAAGAACTTGAGTGGCTTGAAGGTTTTGAATCTGTTGTCTTAATGTTTGACCAAGACGATGCAGGACAAAAAGCAGCAATAGAATGTGCTAAATTATTCTCACCAAACAAATGTAAGATAGCAACATTACCTTTAAAAGATGCTAATGAAATGTTGTTAGCAGGTAAAACAGCAGAGCTTACTAATTGTATGTGGAGTGCAAAAGCTTACAGGCCTGATGGTATTATATTGGGTGCTGACATGTGGTCAGAAATAAAAGCAGAAGACAAAACAGTTAGCGTTCCTTACCCGTTTGAATGTCTTAATACTAAGACACATGGATTGCGTAAAGGTGAGCTTGTTACAATTACCGCAGGAAGTGGAGTTGGTAAGTCAAGTTTTTGCAGACACATAGCCTTGCACTTGCTTCAAAAAGATTACACCGTAGGTTACATAGCCTTGGAAGAAACAGTTAAGAGAAGTGCTTTAGGTATTATGGGTGTTAAGTTGAAGAAACCTTTACATTTAACTAGAGAGGGAGTTAATGAACAACAACTACAGGAGACTTTTAAATCAACTGTTGGTAATGGGAAGTTTTATTTATATAATCACTTTGGTTCTACCATAGCTGACAATTTACTTTCAAAGATTAGATACATGGCCAAAGCCTGCAATGTTGATTTTGTAGTTCTTGACCATTTACACATGGCATTGTCAGCCTTGGGTGATGAGCACACAAGTGATGAGCGAAAGCTTATTGATTACTTTGTATCAAAACTTAGAACTTTAGTTGAAGAGACTGGTATTGGGTTACTGTTAGTATCTCATTTGTCCAGAACTAAAGATGGCAACAAAGGTTATGAAGATGGGGTGCAGGTATCTATGAACAGTCTTAGAGGCTCTCAATCCATTGCTCAACTTAGCGATATGGTCATTAGTTTGTCCAGAGATTTGCAAGCTGAGAATAACATAGCACAAGTAAACGTTTTAAAAAATAGATTTAGTGGTGAAACTGGTAAAGCATGTGACTTGCATTACGATTTAGCTACTGGATGTTTAACCGAAACAATGACAGGAGTGAACAATGACTTTGCGTAAACAAGAAATTAATGACAAAATAGAAGCAATGAGCTGGACAGAATATGTCATAACTCATTTATTAAAAGCTAAATTACAGCCAGAAAAAACCATAGCTGTTTTAGTTCCTGATGAAAAAACAAAAAAATTTATTGACAAAGCTATTTCTGAATTGTGTGAGCAATCGTATGAAGCTTGGCAATTAGAAACAAAGATAGTAACTAAACATTAATGCCTAAACAAAAATTAAGTCCACCAATTATTATTGGAGATGTAAAATATTTTAAGTACATTATAATTTGGGAAGATATTGTTGGAGATTCTACTATTTCAGATTTTAATGGTTTGGAATGTGCTACAATATATACCGAAGCTTACATTTATAAAAAAACAAAAGATTACGTTTATTCTTTTGCAAGCTACGACAAAAAAGATGCTGCCTTTGGTGACAGAAACGTTTACCCAAGAAGTATTATTAAATCATTAAAAAGGATATAACATGAGATATGTATTTGACATTGAGACCGATGGATTTTTAGATGTTGTGTCTAAAGTTCATTGTATTGTTTTAAAAGATATAGACACTAACGAAGTTTTATTATTATCAGTTGATGAAGCTGTTAAAAAACTTGCAAAAGCTAAATTACTTATTGGTCACAATATTATTAAATACGATATTCCAGTATTAAAAAAGTTGTTTGTTAATTTTGTACATTTTAAAGCAGAAATATTTGACACACTTGTAGCAACTAGATTGTTATATCCAGATGTTAAAGAAAAAGATTTTCAAAGAAAAGATTTTCCTAGAGATTGCATTGGCAGACACAGTTTAAAAGCTTGGGGCAATAGAATAGGAACTTACAAAGCACAATTTGATACTGATTGGAAGGAATACACACCAGAGATGCGTGATTATTGTGTGCAAGATGTTGAAGTAACTCACAATCTATACAAAATGATTGAAACAAAAGGTTATTCAAAAAATGCAATGCAATTAGAACATGATGTTGCTTCTTTAATTTTTAATCAAGAAGTTTATGGTTTTACTTTTAATGTTGAAGATGCACAAAAATTATATTCTAAATTAAATGAGAGAAGAATTGAAATCGAAGATGAGTTACAAAAACTGTTCCCACCTGAAATAGTTAAGACACCTTTTATTCCAAAAGTTAATAACAAAGCTAGAGGATATGTTAAGGGTGAAGTGTTTTATAAAGAGAACACAGTTGTATTTAATCCATCAAGCAGACACCACATTGCCAATAAATTAATTACTAAATACAATTGGAAACCAACAGAATATACAGATGATGGCAAACCAAAATTAGATGAAACTATTTTAGCAGGACTTCCATATCCAGAAGCTAAAATATTATGTGAACATTTTTTACTTGATAAAAGAATTGCACAACTTGCAACAGGAACTCAAGCTTGGTTAAAGCATGAGAAAAATTGGCGTATACATGGAACATGTAATACCAATTCAACTGTTACAGCTAGGGCTACTCATTCATACCCCAACATGGCACAAGTGCCTAGCGTTGGCGTGCCGTTTGGCAAAGAATGTAGAGCCTTATTTACAGTTCCAGCAGGAAAAAAACTTGTAGGCGTTGACGTCTCAGGTTTAGAGGTGAGGATGTTGGCTCACTACATGGCTAGGTACGACAATGGAGACTATGCTAAAATTGTGTTAGACGGTGATATACATACTGAAACACAAAAACTAGCAGGTTTAGATTCGAGAGACCTAGCCAAAAGGTTTTACTACTGCTTTTTATACGGCGGTGGCGTAACCAAAATTGCGTCTGTTACTAACAAAACTGTTGCAGCGGCTTCCAAAATTAAAAAGAGATTTTTAAATGGATTGCCTGCACTAAACAAATTGATAACAGATGTGCAAAAAGTTGCAGAGAAGGGTTATTTAATTGGTCTTGATAAAAGACAGGTTAGAGTTCGCTCTTCTCACGCAGCTCTTAATACTTTATTACAATCTGGTGGAGCTATTGTATGTAAACAATGGCTTGTTGAATTTAATAAAGCAATACAAGCGTATACAGATGTGCACCAAGTTGTTTGGGTACATGATGAAATACAAATTGAGTGTCCTGAAAAAGATGCTGATAAAATCGGTAAGTTAGCTGTCGAATCTATCCAACGAACTGGCGAACTATTTAATCTAAGACTTCCTCTAACAGGGGAATACAAAATAGGAAACAATTGGAGTGAGACACATTAATGAGCAAAGCTAATAATAAATTTGATATTGATTTAAAATATGGACAGGAAAGAGAGAAACGCGTTGAGAAAATAATTAAAGAAGGAAAACTAGAAGTTAAAACGGAACGTGATTGGTGGCAGAAAACTAATAACATTGCAATTGAAGTTGAATCTTATGGTAAGCCTTCAGGAATTATGGCAACTGAGGCTGAATACTGGGTTCATATTTTAGCTGATGGTAAAAAAGATTATTGTAGATTAATTTTTGATACCAAAACAGTTAAGCGTTTAACAAAAAAGTACATCAAGAATATTAAAAACGGTGGTGATAATTGGAAAAGTAAATTTGTACTTATACCATTGTCCGAAATATTTTTGGCAAAAAATTTAAAGTAAATTATAGGAAAGGAAAATAGTATATGGCTAAGAAAAAAGTATTGTTAATTGATGGTGATATTTTAATATATAAAATTGCCACTATGAATGAGATAGACACGCATTGGGGTGACGGTTTATGGACTTTACACTGTGATGCAAAGGTTTGTATGGATGATGTGTATGCTCAGATAGATGACTTAGGTGCACAACTTGAAGCAGATGATTATGTTGTGGCCTTGACTGATAAAAACAATTTTAGAAAAGATGTGCTTCCAACTTATAAAGCAAATCGTAAACTAAAAAGAAAACCTATGGTATTAAATGCGCTGCGTGAGTACGTAATGAAAAACCACAACGGTGTCATTTATAAAAACTTAGAAGCTGACGATGTTCTAGGTATTATGGCAACAGAACCTACAAAAGAAGAACGTATTATTGTATCTATTGACAAAGACCTTAAACAAATACCTTCTTTATTGTCTGTTGATGGACACGTTGTTACAGAAACACCTAAAAGATTAGCTGATTATTGGTTTATGATACAGACTATGGCTGGTGATGCTGTTGATGGTTACACTGGTATACCTAGTGTTGGTGTTAAGACAGCTGAGAAGTTAATAAGCAAATACACTAATGTACCCATCTTAGACCTATGGAAGATTGTTGTAGGCATGTTTAAAGACAAGGGTTACACCGAAGCTGAGGCTTTACAACAAGCAAGAGTTGCAAGGATTCTTAGACACGGTGAATACAATAAAACTACAGGAGAAGTAAAACTATGGATGCAATAAAAAAACCTAAGCATTATTCTATGACAATAGAACCTGCTGATTTTATTATGAAAAATAACATTCCGTATGCAGAAGGCAATGTTATTAAATATATTTGTCGTTGGAAAAGCAAACACCTTGCGGCAGAAAAACAATTAGAAGATTTAAAAAAAGCAAAACAATATATTGATATGATTATTGCTCAAGAATTTCCAGAGCCTAGTCAATTCACACTTAACTACGAACCTGAAAAAGAATACTCAGTATTTGGAACAAAAATATAATGATATTACAACACAACCATTTAATAGTAAGAGCTGAAGTAACTCAGCCACCTAAAAGTATAGAAGAAGTAACTAAATGGGTTACAGAATTAGTTCCTAAAATTAAAATGAAGTTACTTGGTGAGCCGCAGGCCTATTACGTAGATAAAAAAGGAAACAAAGGGGCTACTTGTGTCGCTGTTATTGAAACATCACACATAGCACTGCATGTATGGGATGAAAAAAATCCTTCAATGTTACAACTAGATGTTTACACTTGTAGTGATATGCATGAAGATAAAATCTTTAAACATTTAGAACAATTTAAACCAATTAAAGTGCAGTACAAAATATTAGACAGAGACAGAAGTTTAATTACTGTACCACAAATGTCTGATTTAGCTTACTCAACAGCTTCAGCATTAGAAAGTATTAAAAATGGAGTATAGCAGAGATAATTTATTAACAGACTTTGGTAAGAAAACATTACAAGATAGATATTTATTACCAGAAGAAACTTCACCACAAGATGCGTTTATGAGAGCAGCAAAAGCTTTCTCTGACAACGATGAAATGGCTGACAGAATTTATAACTACGCATCTAAATTGTGGTTTATGTTTTCTACGCCTATTTTATCTAACGGCGGAACTAAACGTGGCATGCCTATCTCATGTTTTTTAAATTATGTTGGAGATAGTAGACAAGGTTTAACAGGGCACTACACAGAGAACGCATGGCTTGCTTCTGTTGGTGGTGGCATTGGTGGTTACTGGGGACATGTGCGTTCCGATGGAACAGCTACTTCAGGTGGAAGTCAAAGCTCAGGCACAATTCCTTTTATGCATGTAGTTGATTCTGAGATACTAGCATTCTCTCAAGGTAAAACTAGAAGAGGAAGTTATGCATCTTACATAGACATCTCGCATCCTGAGATTATAGAATTTACTGAAATGAGAAAACCTACAGGTGGAGATTCTCATAGAAAAAATCTTAACTTACATCACGGTGTAAATGTTACTAATGATTTTATGGAACTAATAGACAAATGTATTCAGAACCCTACTCAAGATGACAGTTGGAATTTAATTGACCCACACACAAAAGAAATAGTTAGAACTGTATCAGCTAGAGACTTGTGGTTAAAGATATTAGAAACAAGAGTTACTACTGGTGAACCTTACATTTCTTTTATTGATACTATTAATGAGGCTCTTCCACAAACACAAAAAGATTTAGGATTAAAAGTTCATCACTCTAATTTATGTAGTGAAATAACTTTACCTACTAGCGAAAACAGAACAGCAGTTTGTTGTCTGTCTAGTGTTAACATTGAAAAATATGATGAGTGGAAAAAAGATGCTTTGTTTATTCCTGATTTAATTAGATTTTTAGATAACGTACTACAACATTTTATTGAGCACGCTCCTGAAGAATTATTTAGAGCCAAGTTCAGTGCAGTAAGTGAAAGAAGTCTTGGCTTAGGTGCTATGGGTTTTCATTCATACTTACAATCTAAGAACATACCTTTTGAATCAGCTTTAGCTAAGTCTTTAAACATGCAAATATTTAAAAAGTTAAAGACAGAAGCTGTTGAAGAAAGTAAAAGACTTGCAGTTAAAAGAGGAGAAGCACCTGATATGGAACACACAGGGATGCGTAATGCACACTTGTTAGCCATCGCACCAAACGCTTCTTCATCTATTATATGTGGGACAACTTCACCTTCAGTAGAACCATACAGAGCAAATGCATACGTGCAAAAAACTATGTCTGGGTCATTCTTGGTAAAGAACAAATATTTAGAACAATTACTAGAAAAGAAAGGATTAAATAATGATGATATATGGACATCCATTGTCGCTAAAAGAGGCTCGGTTATGCATCTCGAAGATTTGTCAGAGCATGAGAAAGATGTTTTCAAAACTGCTATTGAAATAAATCAACAGTGGGTAATTGAACATGCAGCAGATAGGCAACAATACATTTGTCAAAGTCAAAGCATAAATATATTTGTGCCTGCTGATGTTAACATTAAAGAGTTGCACAACATGCACATGTTAGCTTGGAAAAAGAAATTAAAAACATTGTACTACTGTCGTTCTGAAGCAATCAAAAGAGCAGAGCTAGTATCATTAAAAGTAGAACGAACAATAATAGCTGAAGCAGATAGCTGCTTGGCATGCGAAGGATAATATGGGATTTAAAGATTACAAAATAAGAGGTGATAAATTAATACCTAATGATGCATACCGTAAAGGATGGAATGAAATCTTTGGTAAAAAGAAAAAAGAAAAGTCAGAATATGATTGGGATGCCTATAAGTATTATGACACAGAAAAAAGAATACAAAAAGAAAACGAAGAATATCTAAAAGAGATAGAACCATTATTTAAGGGAGACAATTAACATGAGTTTATTTAAAGAAAGAACACACTACAAACCATTTGAATATGACTGGGCTTTTGAAGCTTATGAGATGCAACAGAAAATGCACTGGCTACCAAGTGAAGTTCCATTGCATGAAGATGTTAGAGATTGGAATGAAAGATTAACTAAAGAAGAAAAGAATTTAATAAATCAAATACTAAAATTCTTTACTCAAGGTGACGTAGATATTGCGCAAGCTTATTTAGATAAATACATACCTAAATTTAAACCGCCTGAAATTAGAATGATGCTATCAGCTATAGCAACTTCTGAAGCAAACCATGCACACAGCTATTCATTACTTAATGATACCATTGGTTTACCTGATAGTGAGTACAAAGCATTTCAAGATTATAAAGAAATGGCTGACAAACATAGTTATTTATTTAAATCTAAAGGACAAGGACTAGATGGTCTTGCAAGAGAGATGGCTTGTTTCTCAGCATTTGGTGAAGGACTTCAATTGTTTGCATCATTTGTCATGCTTCTTAACTTTCAAAGATTTGGAAGAATGAAGGGTATGTGTCAGATTGTTACTTGGTCTATTAGAGATGAGACGCACCACGTGGAAAACATGATTAAATTATTTCACGCTTTAATAAAACAGCACCCTGAGATTTGGACAGAAAAATTTAAAGCAAGTATCTACCAGACTTGTAGAGATATGGTAGACCTAGAAGATAGGTTTATTGATTTAGCTTTTGAGATGGGTGGTATTAGAGGATTAAAAGCAGAAGAAGTTAAACAATACATACGTTACATTGCTGACAGAAGATTGTTACAACTGTCTTTAAAACCTAATTATGGTATCAAAGACAACCCATTATCATGGCTTGATTGGGTGTTAAATGGCGTAGAACATGCTAACTTCTTTGAAAACAGAGCTACAGAATACAACAAAGGAACTATTACAGGAAGCTTGTGGGACTAAAGTACCCTTTTTAGAAGAATAAATTATGAATGATTTAGACGATTTAGTTTTACCTGCTACTGTTAATGATTTAATTAAGTTATTAACCGAAGTATATCCAGAGAAATCTCCTAGAATACACGAGAAACTTGAGGATTTATACTTTAGAGCAGGTCAAGCAGACGTAATTAATTTCATTTTAACCTTAAAAGAGAGAGCGGAAAATAAATAAATGTGCATGTCATCACCAAAAGTGCCTGAAGTAAAACCAGCACCACCACCAGTAACACCTTCTCCTATTGGAGAATCTGTAGCACCTACAGTTAAAACTGGTTTAGATGTTGAAAGCGAACAAGAGAAAAAAACCAAGTCAAAAAGACGTGGTACTTCAGCTTTACAAACTACTTCTGGTCTAAATATTCCAACAACTTCTGGTTTAAATATATCATAATATGATGTATGACAACAGCGGTTTACTACAACAGACCGCTAAAGAACGATACGAATCACAAAAAGAAGATAGAGAACATTTTTTAGATAGAGCTCAAGAATGTAGTGAGCTTACTATTCCATCATTATTACCACCAGATGGTTTTCATGTCTCTACAGATTTATACAATCCCTTCCAGTCAGTAGGAGCAAGAGGTGTTAACAACCTCGCTTCCAAACTGCTACTATTATTACTCCCCCCTAACTCACCATTTTTCAGACTGTCTATAGCAGGAGATGCTAAAAAAGATTTACAAGAACAAAAAGAATTAAAATCAGAAATTGAAAAATCATTAGCAACTATTGAAAGAGAAGTGTCAAATAAAATTGAACACTTAGCTTTAAGAGTTTCAGTTTTTGAAGCGCTTAAACATTTAATTGTAGCTGGCAATGTTCTTACTTACCTTCCTAAAAAAGGTTCAATGAGAGTTTACCCACTTACAAATTACATATGCAAAAGAGATGAATCTGGAGATGTAATAGAAATTATAATTAAAGAAACTGTAACACCTGTTAACCTCAGTGAAGAAGTTAGAAAACTTTTGGCAATTGATGCTGATTACAAATCTGACAAAGATGTTGATATTTACACGCACGTTTATAAATTAAATAAAGACGAATACTATTCTTGCCAAGAAGTTAAAGGAATTAAAATTCCAGAATCTATTGGTAATTACAAAGTAGAAAACTTTCCATATCAAGCATTAAGAATGATAAGAGTTGACAACGAAAGTTATGGCAGAAGTTATGTAGAAGAATTTTTAGGAGATTTAAAATCACTAGAAGGTTTATCACAAGCACTTGTTGAAAGTGCAGCAGCATCTTCTAAAGTTGTATTTATGGTTAAACCAAATTCAGTTACTAGAAAAAAAGATTTAGCTAACACAAGAAATGGTGACATCATTACTGGTAGTGCAGATGACGTAGCAGTATTACAAGCACAGAAACAATATGATTTACAAGTAGTTGAAAGAAGTATTGGCAAGCTTGAAGAAAGAATGTCTTATGCATTTTTATTAAACACAGCTATTCAAAGAGATGCTGAAAGAGTTACAGCTCAAGAAATAAGATATATGGCTCAGCAATTAGAAACTGCAATGGGTGGTATTTATTCATTATTGTCACAAGAATTTCAATTACCTTTAGTTAAAATATTAATGAAACGTATGTCTCAAGCTAAAGAGATACCTTCATTACCAAAAGGTTCTGTTCAACCTACAATTATCACAGGTGTAGAAGCTTTAGGCAGAGGTAATGACTTACAAAAATTAAGAGAATTTGTTGCTGAGATAGCAAACTTAGCACAAGTAAATCCTCAGATTGCTCAATCACTGAACACTGATGATTTAGTAAAACGTATCGCAACAGGTCTTGGCATTGATACAGAAGGTCTTGTTAAAACTCAAGAAGAGATGCAACAAGAACAAGCTGCAATGGAAGAGCAAATGCAGAACCAACAGATGATGCAATTAGCTGAAAAAGCTGTAGCACCTGCTGTAAGTGGTGCGGTTAAACAACAACAAGGACAATAATAAATGGTAGACAAAGTAGAAATAACAACAGAAGACACTGGTATTGAACAACCAGTAGAACAAACAAACGAGACACAGTCAACACAAAGTAAACCTGAAGGTTTGCCTGAGAAATTCAATTCAGTTGAAGACTTAGCCAAATCCTATGCGGAATTAGAAAAGAAACTTGGTGGACAATCTCAAAAAGAAGTTGACCCTGTTAACAAAGCTTCTTTAAAAGAACAACCTAAAGAAAACGTAGAGGTAAAATCTACAAACACTTTAGAAGTTGCCGAAAAAGCAGTTGAACAAGCTGGTTTAAATATGGAATCTTTGCAAAAAGAATATTCTGAAAAAGGTGAATTAGATGTTAAGTCTTACGAAGCTTTAGAAAAAGCAGGTATTACAAAAGACTATGTCAACAATTACATCGCAGGCCAGCAAGCTCTTGCAGAACAAGCTTCTGTAGAAGTTAAAGCTACTGTTGGTGGTGATGCAGTTTACCAAGAAATGGTAGACTGGGCAGCAAGCAATATGACTGACGGTGAAAAAGCAGCTTATAATAAAGCTGTTAACAGTTCCGATATGGACACAGTAAAACTAGCAGTCACAGCATTGCAAGGTCAATACCAAAGAGCAAATGGTACAGAGCCTACAAACGTTGCGGGTAGAGCTTCACCTACAAGTGAACAAGGTTATCAATCTTGGGCGCAAGTTACAGAAGCTATGGCTGACCCTAAATATGCCAAAGACGAAGCTTACCAAGCTTCTGTTAAAGATAAATTAGCAAACAGTAACCTATAGGAGAACACAAAATGTACGGAAGTAAAATGAAAAAACCTAGTAAAGCATTAAAAGGTGGACAGAAGAGACTACCTAGCGCATTAAAGAAAAAAATAATGAAAGCTAAGAAAAAAAAGTAATGGCTAAAACAGGTTTATACGCTAACATCCATGCTAAACGTAAAAGAATAGCAGCAGGTAGTGGTGAAAAAATGCGTAAAGTTGGAGCTAAAGGAGCACCAACTAAGAAGCAATTTAAAAGAGCAGCAAAGACAGCTAAGAAAAAGTAGTCGATGCCTGCTAAAAGATATCAATCTCCTTCTGGTGGTTTAAACGCTGCTGGAAGGAAATATTTTAAAAATAAAACTGGTGCAAATTTAAAAGCTCCAGTTACAGGAAAAGTAAAAAGAGGTTCTAAAGCTGCAAAGCGTAGAGCTAGTTTCTGTGCACGTATGTCTGGAGTAAAAGGGGCTATGAAAAAACCAAATGGTCAGCCTACAAGAAAAGCTTTAGCATTACGTAAATGGAAATGTAGATAGTTGTGCACCTTTATTAAGGGGCAACTGCCAAAACATAAATATTAAGTGTAATAACTTTACCGCTCGAGGGCGACAATTTAGGTAAAAACTGAAAGTTATGTAGAGGCTTTTATAAACAATAACAACAAAGGAAACCAATATGGCAAACGCAAGTCCTGTTTCACAGGGTCTAGTTAACGCTACTGGTACTGAAGATGCATTGTTTCTGAAAGTTTTTGCTGGAGAAGTTCTTACTTCTTTCGACAGAGCTTCAGTAACTGCTGGCGCTGAAATGGTTAGAAGTATATCTTCTGGCAAATCAGCAACTTTCCCTGTAATGGGTAGAGTTGGCGCTGCATATCACGTAGCAGGAGCGGAAATAACTGGCTCAGATGTGAACCACAACGAAAAGGTTATTACAATTAATGACCTACTATTATCTTCTGTGTTCTTATCGAACATCGAAGAAGCTAAAAACCACTGGGATGTAAGAAGTGCATATTCTACTGAAATCGGTAGAGCACTAGCTTTTCAAAAAGATAAGCATATCTTACAAACTATTGGCCAAGCATCTCAAGCATCAGCAAACGTAGGCGATTCAGGCTACGGAGCTGGTACAACTGTAACAAATACTGGTATCGCTAGTGCAACTGCTTCTACAGCAGCTAACGCTATGATTGATGCTTTATTTGATGCAGCTAAATCTTTAGATGCTAACTACGTACCAAAAGATGGTAGAAAAGCTTTCATTAGATTGGAAGAATACTACAAGCTTGCTAACGGTACAAATGTAACTAACGTTGACTTCTCAGGTCAAGGTTCGATTGCTGAAGGTAAAGTAGTTAAAGTAGCTGGAATTGAATTAATTCCAACTGCTCACTTTATTGATGGCAACATTGCAGCAGCTGATGACACTACACCGTCTTCAGGAAAGTCAGCAACTATTGCTGACCCTCAAGCAGTTAACTTAACAAACTACGTTGCTTTGGTATCTCATCCAAGTGCAGCTGGTACTGTTAAATTGATGGACTTAGCTGTCGAATCTGAATACGACATCAGAAGACAAGGTACATTAATGGTAGCTAAATATGCTATGGGTCACGGAGTATTGAGACCTGAAGCAGCAGTAGGTATCAAAGAGGCATAAGCCTTTTAGTATCAATTAGATTAGGGGGATTAAAGTCCCCCTTTTCTATAAGTATCATTTAAAATATTTAGGAGATTATGACTACACAAATTACACCGACAACCGAGTTACAAGCAGTTAACATAATGCTATCAGGCATTGGAGAAGCTCCTGTCAACTCTATAACAGGAACAACTACTGTTGACGTATCTGTAGCAAAAAATATTTTAGATGAAACTTCTATGTCTATTCAATCTATTGGATGGCATTTCAACACTCAAACCAACTATACCTCTTTGGCACTCGACCAAGATAATAAAATTCCCCTTCCTTCTAACTGCGTTAAAGTTGACGCTAGTAAAGATTTTAGACACATTAACATTACTTTAAGAAATGGTTATTTATACGATTTAGAAAAACACACAGACATTTTTACCACTGCACCGTCTGTTGACATGGTTCTTGTACAACAGTTTGAACAACTACCAGAATATGCTAGACAATACATTACAGCTAAAGCATCAAGAAGATTTGCTTCAAGATTTATTGGAGATAAAGCTATTGTAGAATTACTTTCTGCTGATGAGAATGAAGCATTAATGTCATTTCACCAAGCAGACAGCCAAGAAGCTGACGTTAACATGTTGGAAGGTGATTCAAATACTTACTCAATAATTAATAGACCTACTAGAAGGACTTACTAATGGGTACAGTTGTTTCACAAAGTATTCCAAACTTTTTGAATGGTATATCTCAACAAACACCTACACAAAGAAGTGTTAATCAAGGTGAAGAACAGATAAATTTACAAAACAATATTGTAGATGGACTGTCTAAAAGACCACCATTTGAATACCTTGCAACTTTAGATGCTACTAACGTATACCCTAACACTACAAAATTTTGGAGCATTCAAAGAGATAAAGAAAATCAATATTTAGTTGCTTTTTACAACGGTGGTGTAAAAGTTTGGGACACAGCAGGTAATGAAAAAACTGTTACCATAGCAAGTGGTTCTAGTTACTTAACATCTACAAATCCTATATCAGATTTTAGAATGGTTAACATTGCTGATTACACTTTTCTTGCAAATAATTCTGTAACAGTTACTGCTGACACAAATACAAGTGCAGCTAAAATAGAAGAATTTTTTGTTAATGTTGTATTAACTAACTACGGAAGAGAATACACTATTGAATTAGACCACCCAGATATGTCTTTTCCTTTAAAAGTTTCACTGCAATTACCATCAGGTTCTAATGCAAATCACGATTCTGCTTTTAGAGACACAGCACATGTTGCGGATATTTTATTTAAAGGCACTTCTAGTGCTTATTGGAATGCTTCATCAGACGCTTCTTTTAATGTTTACAGAACTGACACAGGAGCTAGCGTATCAACTACACAAGGATTAAGTAATTACTCAGGATTTACAGACCATTTTACTTTTACGTTGTACCCTTCAGTTATTTATGGAAAACCTACAGATGGTGACGCTGATTATACAATAGAAACAAGTGACGGCTCAGGTAACACTGGAATGTATTCTATTAGAGATGAAATTCAAGATTTTACTAAATTACCTTTTCATGCTCATACAGGAGCTAAAATAAAAGTTACAGGTCAAGAAGCTGATAGATTAGGTGATTACTGGGTAGAATTTGTTAATGATGGTGTGTGGGAAGAATGTATTGCCCCATCTGTTAGCTTAGGTTTAAATAATTCAACAATGCCTCATGCTTTAATTAATAACAATGATGGCACATTTACTTTTCAAGAAATTGATTGGAATGATAGAACTGTTGGAGATGGTATTTCAAATCCAAACCCAACTTTTGTAGGCAACAAAATAAACAATTTAACATTTCACCAAAATAGATTAGGTATTTTATCTTTAGATAATATAATATTTACTGAAAATGCTGAGTTTTTTAATTTCTTTCAAAAAACAGTTACACAAGTTTTAGACACAGACCCCATTGATATAGCGGCTTCAGGAACAACAGTCAGTGTGTTATATGACAGTATTTCTTTTAATGAAACTTTGTTAGTTTTTTCTGAAAAATCACAATTTAAATTAGGAAGTGTCGGCGATTCTTTATCACCAACATCCGCAATATTAAATGAAGTTTCTTCTTTTGAACATGATAGAGCAGTTAAACCAGTTTCAGCTGGTAAGTTTGCTTACTTTGCTCAGGCAAGAAATAACAATACGGCAATTAGAGAATATTTTGCTGATGATGATACATTAACAAATGATGGTTTAGACATAACAGTTTCAGTACAAAATTTAATACCTTCAAATGTTCATCAATTAATTAGTAACACAACTGAAGATACACTTATTGCTTTAGCTAGCGATGCCGCAGACACACAAGTTGCACCTTATGTAGCTGGTGCTGATGTAACTTCTACTAATGCAGGAACAATGTTTATCTACAAATACTTTTTTGATGGTGGACAAAAAGTACAAACTGCTTGGTCTAAATGGACTTTTTCAAATTCTAAAATATTAGGTGGAATGACATTTGAAAGTTTTGTTTATTTAATGGTAGTAGAAGGACAGACTACTAAATTAATAAGAATAGATTTGCGAAATTTAAAAGATGCTACACTTGGTTTTAATCCTTATTTAGATTTAAGAACTTCAGTTACAGGTACATACAATGCAGGAACAAACCTTACAACGTTTACATCGCCATACGGAGCAAAGACAGGTTTAATTGCTATTGATAAAACTAATGGAAATAATTATTCAGTAACAAATACAGCAGGGTCTACATATACATTAGAAGGAGACCACACAGCTTTATTTATTGGTGTCCCATTTGAATCTACATACAGATTATCTACACAATATGTTAGAGAAAATACTGGAAGAGGTTTAATAGCTATTACTTCAGGACGTTACCAGCTTAGAAACATATCTTTTAATTATAAAGATTCAGGATATTTTCAAATAGAAGTTACACCATCAGGAAGAAATACAAGTTATTCAATTATGAATGGCTATGTTATTGGAACAGCTACAAGTAAAGTAGGTGTCCCAGCAATCAGCTCAGGAACTTTAAGAGCACCTGTGGCCAGTAAAAACACAGACGTTACAGTTGATATAAAAAGTAATTCACATTTACCTATGTACATTGCTAGTGCAGAAATAGAAGGTTATTATCACGCACGTTCACGTAGAATTTAATATGAAAGAAGCATATGTGCGTGAGGCACAATTAAAAGATGCTATTGAATTAGCACCTAGATTAAGAAAAATAGATAGAGAAGAAATTAAAGCTTGTGAAAACATTTCAGCTTTAGAAGCTTTAGTTAAACCTTTTACGTATAAAAATGCTAAAACATATTCAGTTGTAGAAAATGAAACTGATAAAGTTTTAGGAATGTTCGGCTCAGCACCTTGTGCAGACCCTGAATATGGTGTGGCTTGGTTGTTGTCTTCTGAAGATTTATATAAGCACACTAAAGAATTTGTTAAACAATCTCCTCATTGGGTTAATGAGATGAGTAAAGGGTATATATATTTATATAATTTTGTAGACAAAAGAAATTGGAAGTCACTTAAATGGCTTCAGTATTTAGGTTTTGAACCTAAACAAGAATTGGAAACTTACGGTAATAGTAAACAACCGTTTTTATTAATGATAAAGGAGATAAATAATTAAGATATGTGTTCAGTACAATTAGCAGTCGCAGGTCTAAACATAGCTAGCACCATGCAAGAATACAAGAGCGCTAAAGCAGTAGCACAAGCAAAACAAAGAGCTAATGAACAGACAAGAAGAAATTCTGACCAAGCGTACCTTAATGATATTTCTAAAATTGATAGTGAAGCAGTGTCTGCATCAAGAGAAAAAACTTTAGCAGAATTTAAAGCTGGTCAAAAAGCTAGTGCAGCAGAGGCAAAAGCATTAAATTTAAATGTTGGTAATGCTGATAAAATTATACAAGACATGGCAGGAACTAACGACATGCAATTTTTAGATGTGACAAGAGATTATGAAACAGACATATTTAAATTAAGAACACAAGAAACAGATGCTTATGCAGCACAGCAGCGAAGATACAACAGTATTGCACCTGTGATGATGCCTAGTAGAACTGGAGCAATGTTAAAAATTGCAACACAAGCAGCAAGCGGTTACCAAGCGCATTCAGCCGCAACAGGCGGTGGTGGATTGTTTGGCACTCCTGCATCACCTTACGGAGACAGAAGTCTTTATCAAACACCTTTAGCAGGAGCAGATGATTAATTATGGCATATAAATCAAGAGTAACAAATAAATACATGGGCTCATCTTTTGGTGGGCAAGTAGCATCTTCAAACAAAAGTTCAACTACAGATTTAATAAACACACTTCAAAGAGAAGTTAATCCTGCTTTAGCAAAAATTGCTGACCAATATGTTGAAACTAAAAAAGATACTGCTAAAGAAAAGATTAACCAGTTACTTTTAACTAAAGATTCTAAAACAGTTCAACAAGAAATATTATCTGGTAAACATCCAGAATTATCAAATCAATATGTTGGTAAAATTGTATCACAAGAAACTGGTAAAGCAGATGCAGCTGCTGCGATAGCTCAAATAGAAGCAAATAAAAATTTATATAATCCTGAAGAAACTAATTTACCAGCTTTTTACAAACAATATTTACCTGATTTTAAAGATAAAGATGGCGCATATGCACTAGGTTTTGCTTCTATCTTTAATCAATTTAAAGCTAAAGATGCAATTAATGATGCTACAAAAAGAAATGAAAGAGCAGAAAAGAAAAAATTAGAAGAAGGAACTAAAATATTATCATCTGTTGATGTTGCAGATTTTTGGGGAACTGTAAAATCAAGAGTAATTCCATTACCACCAGCAGAAGGTGAAACACAAAAAAGATATTTAAGAACTTATGAACAGGCTAATAATGAAGCTTTCTTACATATTAACAATGTTATTGACAGTGCTAAATCAACAGATGAATTATATCGTGCAGAACAGATTATTAACGCTGATAGAGGAACAGGTTCTGGTGGAAATCCTTTAGGTTCATTATATTCAAATAGAACAACAAGTGCAAAAGCGGCTAAGTTAATTGAAAAATTTGAAACTAAACAAAGAGTTTTGGCTAGTGCTGAATATACTCAAATGACTAGAGCAAAAGAAGAAGAAAAAACAAATTACATAACAGAATATTTTAACATTGACCAAAATACAACTGAAGGACAAATTGAAGCTTCTGTTTTAAAACAACAAATGTTAAACAGATACCCTAGTTTAGCTGTTACTATAAACAGCACTGCCAAGAATATGAATGAAATGCTTGAAGATAAAACCGCTGTTACTACAATAGAACAAGATGTTATGAATGGTAAATACAATTATAACAACAATGCTCTAAACGAAGAGTGGAGAAGACATTCTAATAACCCACAAACACTGTCAAGCCTTCTTAAATTAAAAAAAGCAGCTGAAGCAGAGGCTGCTTCTGGATATACACCACCATTCCAAGAACCAGCTTTTACTAAAGCTGTAGGTAAAATAAATAAAATAATTGTGGACTTAGTTCCTAATGTTGATAAAAAATATCAATCACAAAAAAATCAATATGTTTCTGATTTAATCGCACAAGAAATGCAAGGTGACTATTTAGATTGGTTAAAAAACAATCCTAGACCACTTAAAAATGCGCCTGATACAGTTAAAAATAAATACTTTCAAGACCAGCAAAATTTCTTTGACAAACAATATAATGATAAAATTAAAACTTATAGTCAATCAAATTGGTTATCAGGTATAGCTGAAAGAATTAATAAAGAAGGCACTGATTTAAGCTCCAATATTGATTTAGATAATATTGCTGAAGAATTTTATGAAAACAGAGTAAATGATGCTGTAGAAAAATTCAAACCATTTATGAGTAAAATTGAATCTGAATCTGATTTAAACATGATTGATAGAGCTCAAACATTAATGAACACTAGAGACTTTCAAGCATTAGTTAAAACAAAAGGTTTTGAAGGATTCTCTACTGACCCTGTTAAACAAAAAGCTTTAGCAAGTGAGTTAATTAAAAAAATGGGTATTCAAGAAAAAGATTTTACTGACGATATAAATCAACTCAACGATAATATTAAACAAAATTTATCTACATTTACTTTACCTTCAATAGAAACATATACGCCTTTGGGTTTATTTGAAAAATCATCAAGTGTAGAAAATCAAAGAAATTTCTTTGTGAACACTATAGAACAACTTACAGGAAGACCTGTTACTAAAGAAATTTACAATAAAATATTAACGCCAGATGCTAAATTAAATCTTGCAAAAGCTTTTGATATAAGCTCAGTGCAGTTAGATGCGTTAGTAAGTGAGTATTTAAAATAATAAATGGCTGAAATAGATTTAGGAATAGCTTGGGAATCTGAAACCCAAGATGCAACGCAAAGTGCTTTAGACGCTAGAAAGCGTAACAGAAGAAACAGAATTGAAAGACAAAAATATGATGCTATGCAAAAAGCAGACAAACAACGTCTTGCACTTGAAAAATTACAATCAGATGAATTTCAAACAGTTTTAAAAAGATATTACTCTGGTGGTATTAGTGATATTAATGGTGGTAAAAAGATTGAAGATTTTTCTAAATCTGAAATGATAGAAAAATTTTATCAAGATAGGATTTGGAGCGAGTACAACACTGTTGGTATTACAAATGATGTTGGACAAGTATTAGCTAAAGATGAAACATACAAATCAGACTGGGCAGAAATAACACAAGTATATGCTGACCTTCCTTATTTTGGTGGTGAAACTATAGGTTTTGTTAAGTGGGCTAAAGATTTTGTTCCTGCATTAGTCGCTGACCCTCTTAATTTATTCACACTTGGTGCTGGTAAAGTTATTGCCAGAGAAGCTGGTAAAACAGCTTTAGAAGCACTTACTAAAGACCAATTTGTTAAACAAGCGCAAAAGAAAGTGGCACTTGAAATAGGAGCGAAAGAAGCTGCGTTTGGTGCGGCAATTGCGGGTGGTACAGACGTGGCAAGACAAACCGCTGAAATTGATGCTGGTTTAATGACTGATTATAATTTAACTAGAACGCTTACATCTGCGGCAGCAGGTGGAATAGCTCAAGGCACTATAGGTGCTGGAATGGCCGCTTGGTCAGCTAAAGGTAAAGCTGGTAAATTTTATGATATTGGAGAAGGTTTTAAAGGTGATTACTCAAGAGATTTTGGTTTTGCTGGCAGCAAATCTGATGGAACTTTTTCAGGTAAAGACGGTAAATCTAAAAGCTACAATGCTGAAACACCATCACAAAAAGCACCATCAAAAATTACTGAAAGAACAAGTCAAGTTAACACTATTAATAATGCAGCAACCAACATTAAAAGAAAAACTCCTATTATTAATCTAAGTAAAATAAATCCTGATGAACCACACAATGTAATTATTCAAGAAATTAAATTAACAATAAATAATTTAGTTAAAAAAGGAGAAATAAGAACAACTGAAAGAGTTGGTTTATTTAATCAAATAAAAGTTAAAGCATCTAAATTATTAGGTAAAAATAATGCTGATGCATTAGACGCAGAATTAAAAACAGTTGCCAAAATTGCACCAGATTTAGCTCCAACTATTTATGCAGGTCGTGTAAACATTTTAAATAAATCTAAAGAAGTATCTGAAATAAGAAAAATAGCAGACAACGCTGTTGACATAGATGAAAAATTAGCAGTTACTGATAAAATTCTACAGTCTATAGAAGAAAAATCTGTACTTATTAAAAACCATGTAAATACTGTGCAAGGAGTATCAGACGCTTTAAATCAACAAAAATTAATGGTTGAGATGACTGAAGCTGATAAATTAAGAATGGAAACAGATATTGCTATTAGTCAAGAGTTACCATCTATTCTTGCCAAAATTAAAAAACTTACGCCAGAACAGAAAATAAAAGTTGTCAATGATTTAGCGGCGATAAGTGACAACGATAACAAAATGCGTAAATTAATTAATGATGTTAATAGAAAAACAAAAGAAAAAAATGTTAGTTTCTTTGAAGCTTTAAATGAATTTACAACAGCTAATTTATTAGGTGACCCAACAACACATGAAATTAACTTACTTTCTTCTGCTGTTAAATTTCAAACAAGTATTATAGAACAATTTACTGGCGGTGTCATTACTTTTGCTAAAGGAAATAGAGCACAAGGTATAAATCAAATGCAAATGGCAAGTGATTTATTATTGTCTCAATTAAGATTTTTTCACATTGCTGCTAAAAAAGCGCAGCTATCATGGAAAGCTAACAGAAGTATTGGAGATTCTTTAGAACATAGATTTGATGGCAGACAGCAAAGAAATATGGAAACATATTTTGAGCAATTAAAAGCTTCTGATAGTAAAATAAAGCAATGGATGGCAACTACAGGTTCACCTCTTGGTAAGCTATCTTTTATGACTTTAAAATTACTTGGAGCTGGTGACACTTTAATGAAAAACATATTTAATAGAGCCTCTAGGGTTGCCAATGTTAATCAAAGAATGAGAGCTTTTTATCCTGAATTGTGGAAAAAAAGAAAAATATTTAATAAAACTAAAATAGTAGAAGTAGAAGATAACATAAGAAATGTAAAAGAAAACATTAGATTTGAACAATCAAAAGACAAAATTAATGTTAATAAATTAACTAAATTAAATAATAAATTAAAAGAATTAGAACAAACTAAAGTATCACAAACTCCATTTGAAAAAAAATGGTCTGAGTTATATTATCAATATGAAGATGAATTTG